GATCACGGTGACGTTTGGCTGAAGCCTGGTTTCCCGACAAGCTGCGATTCCTATTCGCGCCTGCTCGGTACAAGGTAGTTCGTGGTGGGCGTGGATCGGGTAAGTCATGGGGCTTTGCTCGATGCCTGCTCATTCAAGGCGCACAGAAGCCGATCCGCGTGCTATGTACGCGAGAAGTGCAGAAGTCGATTGCACAGTCTGTTCACCAGCTGCTAAAGGATCAGATCGAAGCGTTGGGCCTGGGTCATTTGTACGAGGTGCTGGCGACTGAGATTCGCGGCAAGAACGGCACACAGTTCTTCTTCAGCGGCCTGAGCGATCAGACGGCGGAAAGCCTGAAGTCATTCGAGGGCGTCGATGTCTGCTGGTGTGAGGAAGCGCAAGCGATCAGCGCACGAAGCTGGAACATCCTGATCCCGACGATTCGGAAAGACGGCTCGGAGATATGGGTGAGTTTTAACCCGCAGCTTGAGAGCGACGAGACGTACCGGCGATTCGTGGCAAGCCCACCGCCTGGCTGCGTCTCAATCGAAATGAATCACAGTGACAACAGGCGCTTCCCGAGCGTGCTTGAGTCCGAACGAATTCACGCGCAGGCCACGATGAAGGCCGATGACTACGCGCACATCTGGGAAGGCAAGTGCAAGCCAGCTGTCGAGGGCGCGATCTACTTCGATCAGATGTCGAACGCAGGAAGCCGCATCGGTGGTGTTCCGCACGATCCGCTTCTCAAGACGCACGCGGTCTGGGACCTGGGCTTTAACGACTCGATGTCGATCATCCTGGCGCAGAAGGTGTCCAGCGAGATCAGAGTCATTCACTACATTGAAGGCAACCAGCGCACGCTCGCCGACTACTCGGCTGAACTAAGAGCGCTGACGTTAGACGGCCAGCCGATCAACTGGGGCAGTCACTACCTGCCGCACGATGGGTTTGCCAAGCGTCACCAGACAGGCAAGCAAGATGCCGAGATATTGCAGGGCTTCGGCTGGAGCATCCAGCGCACTCCAAACATGGATGTCGAGCAAGGCATCAAGCGGGCGCGTGATTGCTTCTCACGCATCTACTTCAACAAAGATCGCACGCAGCGACTGTTGGAGTGCTTGAAGCGGTACAGACGAGCTATCAACCAGACGACGAATGAACCCGGCAACCCGGTTCACGACGAGTTCAGCCACGGGGCTGATGCCTTCCGCTACCTTGCTTTGACGGTCGATCAGATGTCAAACGACGAGTACGGCGGAAAGTTGAACTACCCGAAGTTGTCATACGCATAAGGACGCATCCGCCGCGAGGCGCTGCGAAGTAAATGGCACGAATGGACGAAGACACACTGCGGGCGATCACCGACCAGCAGATGCGTCAGGCCGTGGGTTGGTTTTCCGGCAAGCTGTCGCAGCAGCGCCAGAAGGCCATGAACTACTACTTGGCGCAAGCCGTGGGCGATCTGTCCCCGCCTGAGGTGGAAGGCCGCTCGTCTGTCGTCAGCCCTGATGTGCGCAACACCATCGAAAGCATGCTGCCGCAGCTAATGGTGAAGTTTGCAGGCTCTGAGCGCGTGGTCGAGTTTGAGCCGAACAAGCCGGGTGACGAGGAAAAGGCAGAACAGGCGACCGACTACATCGGCTATCTGTACCACCAGAAGAACGATGGTGAAGGCGTTTCCTACCGCTGGATGAAGGACGCGCTGCTGTCGAAGAACGGCATCGTTAAGGTGTGGTGGGACGACAGGCACGAAGAAAAGCGCGAGGACTACAAGGCGCTGTCTGATGTCGAGTTGTCTGAACTGATGGACGACGACGAAGTAGAAATTACTGAGTCCAAGAGCTATCCAGACGAGGAAGACGCAGAGAAGCGCCAGCAGGCTATCGAGCAACTGACGCAGCAGCTACAGCAGGCCCAGCAAGCTGCGCAGATGGGCGATCAGCAGGCGATGCAAGCCGTGCAGCAGTTGATGCAGCAGATGCAGAAGATCAGCGCCCAGCCGCCTGTCCTGTCCTATGACGTGACGGTGAAGCGCACCAACAAGTGCGGACAGGTTCGCATCGAGAATGTGCCGCCAGAAGAGTTCCTCATCAGCAGGCAGGCCAAGACCATCCAAGACGCGCCATTTGTTGCTCACCGCGTCATGCGCTCGATGAGTGACCTCAAGTCGATGGGCTACAAGAACATCGACCAGATTGCAGGCGACGACCAGGCGACGGCACTGAACGCCGAGCGCATCGGACGCCTGAGCTTTGACGACGAAATGGCCTACATCCAGGCCGACATGCAATCGAGTCAGGACGACAGCCAGAAGATCGTGTGGCTGACGGAGTGCTACATCCGTTGTGACTTCGACGGCGACGGCATCAGCGAGCTTCGCAAGGTGCTGCGGGCGGGAAACCAGATTCTCGAAAACGAGATCGTCGATTGCGCCCCGTTCGTGAGCATCACGCCGGTTCCGATGCCGCACAAGTTTTTTGGTCTGTCCATCGCAGACCTGGGACTGGAAGCGCAGAAGATCAACACGACGCTGCTTCGGGCACAACTCGACAACAACTCGATCCAAGTCAACGGGCGCTTCTTTGCTGTCGAAGGCCAAGTCAACCTAGATGACCTGTTGACATCGCGGCCTGGCGGCATCGTTCGGGTGAAGCAACCAGGCGCAGTCGGCAGGCTAGAGCAGGGCATGGGCGACGGGGCCGGGAACATGGCTCTGATGGAGTACATGAAGTCCTTTCTCGAAGACTCGACCGGCTGGAGCCGCGTCAGTCAGGGCAACGATCCATCGAGCCTGTACGGCAGCGAGACGGCGACGAAGACGAACATCGTCACCAACAAAGCCGACATGCGGCTGGACTTGATCGCTCGGAACTTCGCCGAAGGCTTCCGCACGCTGTTCCGCATGATGCTGAAGCTGTCGGCTCAGTACACGAACAAGGAACAGATCATCCGCCTGCGTGGCGATTGGGTGGCGATGGACCCGCGTGAGTGGCGTAACGGCTTCGACACTTGCATCAATGTAGGCCTGGGAACGGGCAGCAAGGATCAGCAGGTTGCTCACCTTACCAACCTGCTCGCGTTGCAGCAGCAGGGTTTGCAGATCGGCGTTGCAACACCAGAGAATATCTATCAAGGCGCATCGGAACTTATCAAGGCGATGGGCTTCAAGAACGCTGACAAGTTCCTGACCGATCCGGCCAAAGCACCTCCGCAACAGCCTGCACCTGATCCTGAGCAGATCAAGGGGCAGAACGCGATGCAGTTGAAGCAAATGGATTTGCAAGCCGACGCGCATAAGTTTCAGGCTCAAACGCAACTTGAGCGCGAGAAGATTCAGCTTGAGTCGCAGGCCAAGCAAGCAGAGCAGGCCGCAGCGTTGCAAGTGCAACAGGCGAACGACCAGCGCGATGCCGAGCGTGAGCAGATTCGATTGCACCTCGACGCGCAGATCAAGCAGCAGGACGCGCAGTACAAAGCCGAGGCGGAAGCGCAGCGGCTGGATTACGAGCGCTGGAAGACGCAGCTCGACAACGAAACCAAGGTGCTAGTCGCTCAGATCGCTGTCGAAGGCTCGATGCGTCAATCTGCGCTATCGGCTCAGAGCGCCCCGACAGAGCCGGGCACAGAGTCCACCGACATGAATGCGGCGCTTACAGCGGCATTGGATGGCTTCCGCGAGGCGATTGGCGCAATGCGTGGGCCGCGTAGTGTTGTGCGTGATGCCGCTGGCCGAATCTCAGGGGTTATCTGATGGCGATCCAATATTCACTGACGCACCGCACGAATGCGATGACGCAGCTTTCCACCGACATCGGCGCGACGGCTGTTATCAAGATATTTACGGGCGCTGCTCCTGCTAATTGCGGCACGGCTGACACCGGCACGCTCTTGGCGACGTTTGCAGGGCCAGCAACCAGCTTCACCAACGCGCCAGGTAGCGTTGCCAGCGGCCTGCTGACGACGGGCACAGTCGCATCGGTCACAGCATCGAACGCGGGCACGGCGGGCTACTTCCGCATCTACCCGGCAGCGGCCACGACGACGAACGCGGTGGTGCAGGGCACATGCGGGCTGTCTGCGGCGGACATGATCCTCACGAACACATCGATCACGGCCGGCCAGACGTGCAACTTCACCAGCCTGACCGTTACGGCATTCGGAGTCTGAATTGGCCTATCCAAACCCATCATCATTTGTCCCGCTGGTTGTCGGTTCAGCCGATGGCCCTACGCTCACGGCAGCGGCTGCGGCGTCTTGCATTCCAGTGGCTTCGCGGCTCATCCTGCCGACGAACTACTGGACGGTCGGCAAGCAATGGCGCGTCAAGCTGCAAGGTCGAATCTCCTGCGCCGTGACAACGCCCGGCACCGCACGCTTCGACCTTCGCACCGGCCCGACCGGCACCATCCTGGCGTTCGACTCGCTGGCGATGGGCTTGAACGTGGTTGCAAAAACGACTGTTCCGTTCGACCTTGAAATCGAGTTGACCTGTCGCGCCGTCGGTACGGGCACATCGACAACGCTGTTCGGCATCGGCAAGTTCACGTCCGAAGCGGTTGTTGGCGCACCGCTTCCGTCAGCCGGGGGTAACGGCGTGCTGATGTGCGGCCCTGCTGCCCCGGCAGTCGGTACGGGCTTCGAC